CGACCATACACCTCGATGGCCACCCGGGATCACACCGTCGACGGCGCAGAAATTACACCACGTGCTCGGACACTAACAATCACAAAACTGCAAAGGCCGATAGGTCGATGCGGGTGTCCGGCTTGTACGGGATTTACGGGTATGCGATCCGGGTTCTGGAGCGGTGGCAGAGTGGCCGATTGCAGCGGACTTGAAATCCGCCGGGCCGCAAGGTCCCGTGGGTTCGAATCCCACCCGCTCCGCCACTTGCACATCGCAAACCCGAGATGAGGTCCCTGACGGGGCCTTTTTTCTTTTTGTTTCAAAGGGGTTTAGCGAAGCCATCCGACTTTCAGAGACTGGCGTTTCGGTCGAAGTCGGTCTCTGAACGCCCCGCGTCTCTTTCCACCCGCCCTTCACCAAAATCGAGACGGATTCAAAAGGTGACTGATTTTCAGCCACTTGGCAGAAGCGGATCGCGCCGGGGTTGAGGCGCGTTCGACCGCTGTCTATGCGAACGGAGACACCCGAAGGCGGCGTGGTTGTGCGGGGCGGTGCGAAGTCTTTGATGACAAAAGAGTTTCGACCTCATAGCCTGGCGCAATGTCGAACGGGACCTGGACGGATGCAGAAAACGATCTGATCGTCGCGGATTACTTCGCGATGCTGGCCGACGATGTCGCCGGACGGCCCTACAACAAGGCCGAGCACAATCGGGATCTTCAGACCCGCATCGACCGCAATCGCAGTTCCATCGAGTTCAAGCACCAGAACATCAGCGCGGTGCTCAAGGGGCTCGGCGAGGACTGGATCCCGGGCTACAAGCCCGCCTTCAACTTCCAGATGACGCTGATTGACGCCGTGGCACGTTGGCTGGCGCTGAATCCGGCATGGCTCGGCCGTCAAGCTGGTGTGCGACCCGCAAGTGGTCTGCGGGAGGCGGCGCAGATCTGGATCGGTCCGCCGCCTACCATGTCGAACCAGCCTCCGCCGCAAGAGCTGGACCAAATGCTGCACATCGCCCAAAAGTTCGACGTGGCAGGCCGGGACGAGCGCAACCGGGCCCTCGGCCGCGCGGGCGAGGAGCGCGTCCTGGTGCATGAGCGCGCGGCCTTGCGGACGGCAGGACGGGACGATCTGGCGCGCAAGGTCCGCTGGGTGTCGGAAGAGGATGGCGACGGCGCGGGCTACGACATCGCGAGTTTCGCCCCGGACGGGCTCCCGCGGCTGATCGAGGTCAAGACGACGAACGGATGGGAACGCACGCCGTTCCACATCACCCGCAACGAGCTCGCCGTAGCTGAGGAGCGGCGTTCGGAATGGTCCCTGTTCCGGCTCTGGAACTTCGCGCGCGAGCCGAAGGCGTTCGAGCTGCATCCGCCACTGGATGCGCATGTCTCGCTCACCGCCATGTCCTTTCAGGCAAGTTTTCATTAGCTGCGTGCGCGCCTTCCCTTGGTGGTAACATGAGCGGCACGCATGCGCCGCTTACGCTCAGAGCGTTGATGGAGAAAGTGGATTCACATCTCGCGCTCGACTGGCTATTAGGAGGAATGCAGAACATATCTCACGCCGTCATGGCACAGCGCCATGAACCAAAAGACAGCCCCGATGACTTCCCGACGCCACCGTGGGCGACCCGTGCTTTACTGCAGCACGTAATTCGTGACCCCAATCTATCGCGTCTGACCTGTCTTGAGCCAGCATGCGGCCGAGGCTACATGAGCCGCCCGTTGTTGGAGAAGTTCCAACGTGTCGACTCCGCCGACCTACTTGATTACGGGTATGGCGAAGTCAGAGACTTTCTTACCTATCCGTATTTGGCCGGATCACACCACTGGGTGATTACGAACCCACCATTTAAGTTGGCACAAGAATTCATCGAGCGAGCTATGACCGTCGCAAAATGCGGCGTCGCGATTTTGGCTCGAACGGTGTTTCTCGAAAGCGTTGGCAGGTATGAGGCTCTATTCAGAAACAACCCGCCGACTTACTTCGCCCAGTTCACGGAGCGCGTGCCGATGGTCAAAGGGCGCGTAGATCGAAAGGCATCTACAGCGACGGGCTACGCATGGTTCGTGTGGAACAAAGAGGAACGCCGGAGCAGTTCGGAACTAGTTTGGATCCCGCCCTGCCGACGCCAACTTGAGAAAGACACAGACTACGATTAAGCTTCGTTGCGGTCGTAGGCAGCGATACCTTCCTGCAATGCCTTTTTCGCGGCCTCAACATCATTCGAGTTCAACGCTTCCAACGCCTTTTTCGCGAAAGCACGTACACGGCGTCCTTTTGGTCCTGGCGCGCCTTTAGGGGGCAGCTCGGCTGCGGGTGCGGCCGCGATACTTCCATGAGACCCCTGTTCAATTTCGGCAATGCGAGCTTGGTTTTCGCCAAACCAAGCCGCGATGTCATGGCGCTTGTCGCCTCGAGCCACCATGCCCAAGACTATCGCTGCGTCTCTGTTGGTTAGTGACATTCAGACCTCAACCGACCTTCACAATCTCAGGCTGCGCAAGAACTAGCCATTTTTCAAGTGTTTTGTACTATGGGCCGACGCCAAATAAGCGCCTTGTCTGTCCCTCCCAAGCTTCCTCCGCAAGAAAGCACAAGTCATAGAGGCTGACCGCGGACGCCTCCCGCCCGCAGGTCAGCCGCTTCAACACTTCCGGCGCGAGATACGCCAGCCGAAGCTGTCGGCTGACGTGGCGCTCGGCCAGTCCAACGGCCTCGGCTAGTTCCTGGATCGTAGCAAACTCACCCGCCTCCATGCGACGCCGCCATCCCCACGCCCGGCCGATGGCCCGCAGGATGTGCGGGTCTTGGGACTGATCCTCGCTGGGGCGGTAGTCCGCGGGCGGCAGGATCTTCGGCCGCCCGTTCTTCTTGCGCACTTGCAGCGGTATCAGCACGCGGATCGTATCGTCCGGCTTGGTCATTCGGCAGCCTCCAGTCTGCGTGGCGCGACCATCTCGCGGACCACGCCTGCTATGCCCTCGCGGCGAATATCGACCTCGAGCCCAGCGGCGGTGACAGTGACACGCCGCACCAGTAAATGGATGATGCGGGCCTGTTCAGCGGGGAAGAGTTGCGACCACAGGGCGCTGAACTCGTGCAGGGCAGCGATGGCGTCCGCCTCGGATGCCCCAAGGTCGTCGCGTTTCAGGGCCGCCAACACCTGCGTGACGACCTCCGGCGTTTGCAGGATGCGCCGCACTTCGGTCACGACCGCGTCCTCGACCATTCCGGCGGCAAGCCGCATCGGCGCGGTCTCCTCGCCGGTCTCGCGGTTCCGGATCACGTCCATGGACACATAGTAGCGATAGAACTTGGCCCCCTTCTTCGTGCTGGTCGGCGTCATGGCGGCACCATTTTCGCTGAAGATCATCCCCTTCAAGAGCGCTGGCGTCTGCGCGCGGCTGTTCTTGGCCCGCTTGCGGGGGCTTTCCTGCAGGATCGCATGTACGCGGCCCCAGAGTTCCGCGTCGATGATCGCTTCATGCTCTCCGGGATAAGCCTTGCCCTTGTGCAGCGCCTCGCCGCGATACACCCGGTTGTTCAGAAGCCGGTAAAGGTAGCCCTTGTCGATCAGTGTGCCCTGCTTGTTGTGGAATCCCTCACCACGGAGTTCGCGTGCCAGCACGGTGGCCGAGCCCAGATCAATGAACCGCTGGAAAATCCGCCGCACTTTGGCAGCTTCGTCCTCGTTCACCACCAGCTTGCGATCTTGGACATCGTAGCCAAGGGGCACGTAGCCCCCCATCCAGATGCCCCGCTTGCGCGAGGCTGCCACCTTGTCGCGGATGCGTTCGCCAATGACCTCGCGCTCGAACTGGGCGAAGGACAGCAGGATGTTCAGTGTCAGCCGCCCCATTGAGGTGGTCGTGTTGAAGGACTGCGTCACTGAGACGAACGTCACGCCGTTCCGGTCGAACACCTCGACCAGCTTGGAGAAATCCATCAGAGAGCGTGACAGGCGGTCGATCTTGTAAACCACCACGACGTCGATCAGCCCATCGTCGATGTCTGTCAGCAACTGCTTCAGGCCCGGCCGGTCCAGATTGCCCCCCGAGAACCCGCCATCGTCATAGCGTTCGCGCGTGGCGACCCAGCCCTCGGATTTCTGGCTGGCGATATAGGCTTCGCAAGCCTCTCGCTGGGCGTCGAGGCTGTTAAATTCCATGTCGAGCCCTTCCTCGCTCGACTTGCGGGTGTAGATGGCGCAGCGAAGGCGGCGGTTCGGGCGACTGTCCAATTGCATCATGCTTCCTCCCGCTTGCGCTCGCGGAGGCCAAAGAAGCGGTACCCGTTCCAGCGCGTGCCGGTGATTTCGCGGGCGACGGCAGAGAGCGATTTGAATTTGCGACCGCGCCAGTCGAAGCCGTCGTTCAGCACGGTCACGGTGTGCTCCTTACCATCCCATTCGCGCAGCAGCTTTGTCCCCACCACGGGATTGCGGGGATCGGCGATCTGATGCTTGCGCCGGGCGTGGCCTTCGACCTCGTCGGCCAGCAAGTCCAGCATACGCCGCGTGTCCCGGTCGGGGCCGCCGTAGGTCAGTTCCTGAAGCCGATAGGCGATCCGCAGTTCAAGAAACGCCCGGCTGTTGTTCGGCGCTGAGGTGCCGATGAGCTTTTCCCATTCGGCTTTCAGCTCCTTGACAGACATCGCCTTCAGGGCGGCCAGGCGCGACAGCACCGTCTGGTCCAGGCTTGGATCATGCTCTGGCTGCGCAGGGGTTATCCTATTGTGATGCTTCATGAATTCCTCCGATGCGGATACGTTTTACACGACGACCACCGCTTTTTCGGGGCAAGAAGTCCACGAAACTGTCTCCGGTTTCGGCAGATAAACCGCTGGACTGTGCAGCGCTCATCCGCATGACCCCAGCGGCCAGGATGCGGCCGATCTCGGCAAGGCGCGCCGCGGATGACATGCGCTCAGGGCATAGGGGATTGGGCCCCGAAACCGGGCCTTCGAGAGTGGATGACATGGCGATTTTTCGCGATTGGGATGATGTCCAGAAGGTATCGCGAAATCAGGAAAACACAAGCTTTTCAATATTTTGAGGGCAGACTCGACCTGTTCGAAGCGCCGCGAAAATCTGCGCACGCGCTCCGTCGCCTCCATGGCTGACGTAGACTGTTCCGCGCGCGAATCAGCGCACTTTGTCGCCCATGAACTTGTCGAACGTGTCGAGTGTTGGCTCTTCCTCGAGCTCGGCCATCTCCCACCGCGATGGCGCGCGGTCGGGATAGAGCAGCAGCGAAATCGACATCTCGTTGCCGGGCGAGAACACGGTCATTTCACGCACCGGCTCGGAGCCAAGCCAGACACCTGCCGGGTGGTGATGGCCGTGGCGCCCCGTATCCGAGTCCACTTCCTGCGCTGCCAATGACGCTGGCGGCAACTCGGTCACTTCCTGCCGTGCGCGATAGAATACACCGGATCTCAACAACGGCTCGCTGGACCAGGCCCAATCGATGAAGCCTTCCTTGCCGACCACGATCATGGCGCGCTTGTCGGTGATGGTCATCCACTTCAGGATCGCCGCCGTCAGGGACACGGCATAGCGGTCCGACAACTCGGTCATCACGTCGATGTCGATTACCCGTCCCTTGATCTGGGCGCGGAAGTCATCCAACGGCATCAGCAGGTACGAGGCAAAGGTGTTGGCCTCGCCCTCAATCCTATTTCTGGCTTCATCCCATTCGGCCATGTTGCGATTGGTGCATTGTAGGCCGCGCGGGTTGGTCTGCCGATGCAGAAGGTAGTGCCCCAGTTCATGCGCCAGCGTGAAGTTGCGCCGCCCTATAGACCGGATGCTCTCATTATAGACGATGCCCCACTCGCCAGAGCCGCTGGGGTGCGGCATCAGCATGCCTTCGACGCCCTTTGAGAGCTGCAGCCCCTTCACAATGGTGATCGGCGCCTCCGGAAAGACCTGCTGCGAGAAATCCTGCGCCAACGCCGCCACATCGATGGGGAACCGTGGCAACCCGTGCGCAGCCTGATGCAAGGACAGGATCTTCGTCAGGCGGTTAGCCCAGCTCTGCGGCGTCGTCGGCAGGCTCAATCCTTCTTCCCCCACATGTCGATCATCTGGTTGATCTTCTGCTGGTCCTCCGGGGCAAGCTTGCTGAACTTTCGGAAGAAGGCTTCCTTCAGCACCTGATCACTGGGCTCCTCGCTCTCGTCGAGCAGGTAATCGGTCGTGACCTCGAGGGCCTGGGCGATGCGGGTCAGCTTTTCCCCGGACGGTTTTCTGGTGTCTCGGTTCTCCAGTTCCCAGATGTAGCTTTTGCTCGAGTCGGTCAGCTCGGCGAGCTTGTCGAGGGAGTATCCCTTTTCCTGGCGGTGGCGCTTGATCTTCGCGCCGAGGGACGTGGTCATCGTTTCATCCTTGGTTTCCTTGGGTTCAGGACGTGCGTTCGATATGCCGAACAAAAATGTGCCGCGCAAGTAGACGTGGCGATTTGTTCGGTATATATCGAACAGAATCGTATCGCATCTTCGCGATTCTGTCCTCCTCCCCGGCCAAAGAAAGGGCTCTCATGACCGCTATCGCTGCGTTCCTCCGCAAGACCCCCGTGATCCGTCTGCAGGATTACTTCACTGCTGGCGGGTTCACCTCGCTTGCGCCGGTCGACTGGACCAAGCCCGAGCCCGAGGTGGTGGAGCCGCTGATCAAGGCCGTCGACGCCATGTCTGAAGATGAGAAGCAGCGCGTCGTTCTTGATGCTGGTCGTGTAGCCGCTCTCGCCGATGAACCGGGGCAGAATGCTTTGCAGAACGTCGTGCGGAACCGCGTTGTGTTCGACACCCTGGAGGGGGCCAACAATCGCTCGTTGTGGGTTTTTCTGAGGGAACCTGAGCGGTTCCGGCTCGCCGAAGAGGTGCGCTACAACGACGAGCGTCGCCGGACGCGGTCGTGGAGCGGTTTTGGCGTCGATCCCGATCTCACGGTAAAGAAGGACCCGATCTCGCTCGCGGCGTTCACGGCCGCGATCCGGGCTCGGTTTGAGACGCCCAATGTCCATGTCGACATCTTCGACCGTCACCGGGTGATTCTCGACGGTGAAGAATGCGAACTTGTTCAGGTTGCGGTCTACCGGGAGGGGCGCCCCGAGGACATGCTGGGCTTCGACGCCAACAGCACCCTGTCGCGTCGGATCGTGAAGCCGGTCTTCGAGGCTGCGCTGACCTATGAGGCCGCGACCGGCGTGATCGAGGTCGTGGCCAAGACGCGCGAGGACCGGATCGATCTGACCCGGTACATGGCGCGCGATCTGCTCGGGATCACCCTTGGTGAGGACCAGTCGCTGCCGCTGCGCGAATACGATCTCAGCATGCTGCTGCGGCCGTTCGACTTCCCGACCGACCCGGCCGACGGGATCGCCAGCGTGACCGTCAAGGAATTGCGTCTGATGGATCTCGGCGATGCAAAGGAGCGCATCACGCTTGAAACCATGTCGGGCGCCGACCGGACGATCTGGCAGATGGCGGAACACCGGATTGGACTGGACATCGGGGGCGGCGCGCTTGTGTTCGGTCACGCAGGTGACGTGCCGGAATGGGTTGTTACCCGTGCACGCTTCGCCATCAAATTCCATCCGGGCCCCTCGGGCGGTCGTGGCAAGTCGCTGGCCCTGACCGTGACGATGCCGCATGGCTGCAATTTGAAGGAAATGACGCCGCAAGAGCGCCTGATCGGCGAGAAGTATCTGCGCCTCTGGGGCATCCTTAAGGACGACAACGACGAAGGCGACGTCCTTGAGTAAGAGGGCGATCGATCTTCTGCTGCGGGCCATGGAAGCCCGCAGCATGTCGCTCCAGACATCGGCGTTGCACCAGATTTCGCGCAGCGCGACCGACGCTTTGACCGCGGCCAAGCTGCTGGTGCCGAACGGGCATGTCCCGGTCGTGGCCGGGATGGACGATTATGAGGATGAACCGGTCGAGGCCACCTGGTCGGCCGAGCTGAAATCATTCGGCTATCACGACAGCACCGGCCGCTGGGTTAAGGTCGCCAATGAAGAGATCGCGGCGTGCAGGATCGACTACAGTCTGGCCCTTGCCAAGATGCTGGTAGCGTTCGAGCGGGCCGGGCCCTCACGCCCGACGCCCTTGATCTCGGATCTTGTCTGGGACGTGGGAACCATCAAGCTTACCGACGCGAAGGCCCCAGCGCCCGTCTGGTTTGCCCGGCGGCTTGGAGATCCGGGGGGCTGGGCGCAGCTCGAGGCGCTGATCGGACGCAAGCCGCCGGAGGAAATCCGCATCATTCTGACCTCCACGCCCGGTGAGCGCATCCCGGAGACCGCCCAGAAGCGCAACCACATCATCAATGTGGCGGATGTTTCGGGTGATCCGGCCAAGCTCGCGATCTCGCCGCAGGTCCTCGGTGCGCGGGTGTTCCCCGGTCAAGTCCAGCATCGTTTCCCGATCGATCATTCGGAAGATTGCGGACTCGTCTGGCATGGTGACGAGACCCTCACCTTCGGTGGCGACAAACAGCGGCTACTTCTCCAGCTCCTGTTTGCCGCCTACTGGTCCGGATCACCGGTTCTGCGGGTGGCAGCCGTGCTGGAAGAGGCAGGCTATGGCGGACAGGTGAACTCGCTCAAGAAAGCCTTCGGTCGACGCGAGGATTGGCAGGCCTTCATTAAATTCGACGAAGGAAATTGCTGGATCGAAGCTTGAAAACAGCATTTTTCAGGCTGTTGGCCGTAATCCTTGGTGGGCCATTTCATGACTCTGTGCAGTCGCGCACAGCCATGGATGGTAACGCGACGATCATTTCAAGCCCGGCTTGCCTGCTGCCACGCCTTGCAGCAATGTTTGCAACCTGAACAGATGACCCAAGACACTTACCCCAATAGGTAAAGGCATGTCCCGATCCCATGATAGTCGTACAATGAAAGGCCGAGATAGAAACGCCCCATGTTGGTGTGGCTCTGGCAAGAAGTATAAGAAGTGCCACCTTGGTCGTGATGGTCAGCCAAAAGAAAATCCTTGGGCTGCGGTGGATGTAAACCGCAAGGCGTTTTCTCAAAAGAAGTGCTGCGCACGCGACGTGGGCTTGGGAGATTGCGAAGGCGGCGTGATCAAAGCACACACTGTTTCGCGGGGCCCGAATCTCGCCAAGATCGCCAAGGACGGACACGTGCTGCAATACGGTGCCAGCATTCCTGATATGAATAGAAACGGCGGCAAACTATCCGTGAAGAGGATTGGTATCAAGGATGCGTCCGTTTTCCATGGTTTTTGCACCAAACATGATCGGGAGATCTTTTCTTGCATCGAGAATGAAGTCTTTACCGGACGCCCCGACCAGTGCCTTGCCGTCGCTTATCGGACCATGAGCCGAGAACTCTATGGGAAAGATGCTGGCTCTCACTTACGCGAAACGTTGAGGGGCGCCGATAAGGGGCTGCAACCTTTTGAGCAGTTCATGCTTCAGAAGATGCTTGATGAAATAGACACGGGCAACGAAGCTGCTCGACGCGATCTGAAGGCCACTCATGACGCATTAATCGCAGCATTGGTGGCCGCCCGGACAGATACGCTTAGTTCTCTGATCTTTGAATTTGCGGCGCCTATTCCGTTCATGTTTGCAGGCGCGTGGTCGCCATTTACTGACCTCCACGGCGCAGAACTTCAAAAAGGATACGTAGACGAACTTCTCGAGCAGGTTTTTATTTCTTCATTCTCGGGTGAGTCCAGCGCAATGATCTGCATTTCCTGGCGGAATATCGACGGTGCGCCCGGGAAGGTCATCGCAGATCAGATCGAAGAACTGGAAGATGAAACACGAGCCTCGGCATGCCTTCAGTTTGTGATGAAGCATGTCGAGAATGTTTTCTTCAATCCGGATTGGTTCGGGGCATTGGATAAAGAACAGAGAGAGCGCCTTGACCACCTTGCGGCCGATGGCATCGATCCAGTGGGCAGTGTTCCATCAATGCCTGTTCGCTTGGATGTGGATTTTCGATTACCGCGGTGCATAAGATCGTTCCGCACTTGACTACAAGGCCGCCCTTCGGGGTGGCCTTTTTGATTTCAGCGCGGAGATCTTTTCGAACTTCCAGTTTGCCTCCCGGCTGCCTCCCCAGCGCCTCCCACCGCCTCCGCCATGTTGATCCCGCAAGTGTTCGCGGAAATCCCAAGGAGGTTCACATGGCGACCAGGCACCTTTCCCAGATCGAGCTGGCGGCTCGCTGGAACATTTCGCACCGCACGTTGGAGCGCTGGCGGTGGACGGGTGAAGGCCCGAAATTCATCAAGCTCGGCGGCCGGGTGATCTACCGGCTGGAGGATGTCGAAGCCTTCGAGGTCGAGCAGATCCGCGGCGCGGATCATGAACCCCATCGGCCGATGTCGGCGTGAGGGGGGATGGCATGACGATCTTCAATCACCTCACCCTCGCCGATATCCACCGCATGCCGGTGGGCCAGATCGCTGCGCTGCCCGCCGACCAGCTCGCCCTGCTGAAAGGCATGGCGGACGAGCAGCTGACGCAGGCGAAGTCCATCTCGGACTGGCTCGATGGCGCCATCTCCTTGAAATACTCGGATCGCGCCGGTGACTTTCGCCATGAGGCTGGCAAGGACACTGGCACGATCAGGTTCGATGATAATGGCGTCACCGTCATCGCCGAACTGCCCAAGCGCATCGATTGGGACCAGGCCAAGCTCGCCCAGATCGCCGCGAACATCGCCTCCGCTGGCGAAGACCCGGCCGAGTTCATCGACACGAAGCTGTCGGTCTCGGAGCGCAAGTACGGCGCTCTGCCGGAAAGCTGGCGCAAGGGGTTTGAACCCGCGCGCGCGGTCCGGACCGGTAAACCGAAGTTCCGTCTGGTGTTGAACGAGGGGGCGATCTGATGGCCATTTCTCTCGCATCCCTGCGCATGACCTCGGCGCTGACGCCGCCGCGCATCCTGATCCATGGTGTGGCCGGGGTTGGCAAATCCACTTTTGCGGCCGATGCCGACCGGCCGGTATTCATCATGACCGAGGACGGGCTCGGCAAGCTGCAGGTGCCGCATTTTCCGCTGGCGACCAGCTATGCTGACGTGGCCGGGGCCCTTGATGCACTGCTGACCGAGTACCACGAGTTCGGCACGGTGGTCGTCGACAGCGTCGATTGGCTGGAACCGCTGATCTGGGCCGAGGCCTGCCTGCGCAACGGCTGGGCCTCCATCGAGACGCCGGGCTTCGGCAAGGGCTACGGCGAAGCGCTGAATATCTGGCGCGAATATCTCGACAAGCTGAATGCGCTCCGGGACCAGAAAGGCATGGCGGTCATCCAGATCGCCCATACCGACATCAAGCGTTTCGACAGCCCCGAGCACGAGCCCTACGACCGCTATGTGATCAAGCTGCAGGCCCGCGCCTCGGCGCTGCTGCAGGAGCATTCTGATGTGGTGCTCTTTGCCAACTATCAGATCTCGGTCGCCAAATCCGATGTCGGCTTCAACAAGAAGGTGACCCGGGCGCTCGGGTCCGGTGCGCGCGTCATGCACACCGAGGAGCGCCCCGCTTTCCTCGCCAAGAACCGTTACGGCCTGCCGGACACGCTGCCCCTCAGCTGGGCCGAGTTCATGGCGGCCATGCCCCAATCCGAATGATCGCCTTGAAAGGACAAGACCATGGCACGTTTCGACACGTCCTTTGACGCCACCAGCGTCGAACCCACCACCGCCTACGAGCTGCTGCCCGCTGGCAAATACCGCGCCCAGATCGTCGAAAGCGAGATGCGCGTCACCAAGAACGGCATGGGCCAGTTTCTCTGGCTGATGCTCGACATCCTCGAGGGCGAGCACAAGGGTCGGAAGATCTTCGACCAGCTGAACCTCGTGAACCCGAACCCGACCACGGTGGAAATCGCGCAGCGCACGCTGTCGGCCATCTGCCACGCGACGGGCAAGATGCATGTTAGTGACAGCGAGGAACTTCACCTGATCCCGATGACGATCCAGGTGAAGATCAAGCCGCCGAAGAACGGCTACGGCGAGAGCAATGCCATCGCCTACCTGCCGCCCGAACGCGGCGCGCTGGCCCGTGCTGCCAAGCCGGCCCCCGCTGCGCCCGCCACACCTGCGGCCCCGCCCAAAATGGCGTCTGCTCCCTGGAACAAGAAGGGCTGAGAACCCGCGCTGCCCTTTCGCCTGTGCGTGATGGGGCGGCGCCTCCCGAAATCTGAGGACACTCCCATGACTGACATGAACAACGCGGCCCCCGTGGCCGTGAACGGCCCCGGCTTGCCTGACGATCAGCGCCGGTTGATCGAACTTGACGACGCCATTGCCAAGATCCGCACCCAGATCGCGACAGCCGATCTGGCCCGGCAGCGGGGTCACAAATCCATCGACCCCGACTGGTTCCACCGGGCCCGAACGGCGCTGCGGCATCTCAGCCGCGAGCGGGCAGAACTTCTGGCCAAGAGCACCGGCCGCCGCCGCCGCGAGAAATTGACGGACACGCTGATCGGCGTTCTGCGCGAGCGCCACGATCCGGAGACCTGGAGCAACATTCTGGCCGAAGCGCAGGCGCGCAGTGAACGGGAGGGTCTGTAATGGCCGAGCTTCCCGCAGCCCCCACGCCGACGCTGACGGCGATCTACGCCGACTATGAGGCCCGCCAGGGTGATGGTTTCCGCGACCATCTTGGCGCCTCGATCATCGGCAAATCCTGCGCCCGTGCGCTCTGGAATGATTTCCGCTGGGTCACGCCCGCGCGCCACTCCGGCCGCCTGCTGCGCCTCTTTGAGACCGGCCAGCTGGAAGAGGACCGCCTCGTGCGCAACCTGCGCGCCACTGGCACAACGGTGCTCGAGGTTGATCCGGAAACTGGCCGCCAGTTCCGCGTCGAGGCCCATGGCGGCCATTTTGGCGGATCGCTAGATGGCGTGGCCATCGGCATCCTCAAGGCCCCGAAAACCTGGCATGTGCTGGAGTTCAAGACCCATGGGGTCAAGAGCTTCGCTGAGCTGACTGCCAAAGGCGTGGTGCAGGCCAAGCCCCAGCATGCCGCGCAGATGCAGATCTACATGCACCTGACGGGGATCACCCGCGCCCTGTACGTCGCGGTCTGCAAGGATACCGACGCGCTTCACATCGAGCGCATCGAGGCCGACAGCGCAATGGCCGAACGCCTCTTGGAGAAGGCGGGCCGCGTCATCTTCGCCCAGCATCCGCCCGCGCGGCTCAGCGAGGACCCGGCCTGGTTCGAATGCCGGTTCTGCGATCACCATGCCGCCTGTCATGACGGCGGTGGGGCAGCTGTGACCTGCCGGTCCTGCCTGCATGCAACCCCTGTTGATGGCGGTTGGCACTGCGCCCGCCACGACCGGATGCTGGCACCCGCCGAGCAGCGTGCGGCCTGCACCCGCCATCTCTTCATCCCCGATCTCGTCCCGGGCGTGGTCATCGATGCGGGCGACGATGTCGTCACCTATCGCATGGCCGATGGCTCCACCTGGGCAAACGACGCTCGCACGACGGAGGCCGAGCCATGCTGACCCTGCGCCCCTATCAACAGGCCGCGATCACCTCGATCTACGGCTATTTCCAATCCCACAAGGGCAATCCGCTGGTGGTCATCCCGACCGCAGGGGGCAAGAGCCTGGTCATGGCCGCCTTCATTGAGGGCGTGCTGAAATCTTGGCCCGACCAGCGCATCCTGATCGTGACCCATGTCCGCGAGCTGATCGCCCAGAACCATGCCGAGATGATCGGGCTCTGGCCCGAGGCCCCGGCCGGCATCTATTCGGCGGGCTTGGGCAAGCGCGAGGCACAGGCTCGCATTCTCTTCGCAGGCATCCAGTCGATCCACCGCCGTGCGCAGGAGGTCGGCCACACGGATCTGGTGCTGATCGACGAGGCGCACCTCATCCCCGGTAACAGCAGCACCATGTATCGCCGTTTCCTTGACGGATTGGCGCGGATCAACCCCGCGCTCAAGGTGATCGGGCTGACCGCCACGCCCTTCCGGCTCGACAGCGGCATGTTGCACGAGGGGCAGAACGCGCTCTTCACCGACATCGCCTATGAGGCCCCGGTGCGCGATCTGATCGACGCCGGATACCTGAGCCCGCTTGTGTCGAAACAGCCCGCCACGCGACTGGATGTCTCGAAAGTCGGCACCCGCGCGGGGGATTTCATCCAGCGCGATCTGGCGGCAGCGGTCGACAAGGAGGCCATCACACGCGCGGCGGTCACCGAGATCATCGAACACGGGCGGGAGCGCAAATCGTGGCTGGCTTTCTGTTCCGGCGTCGAGCACGCCCGCCATGTGGCCGAGGAGTTTGGTCGACAGGGGATCACCTGCCGCACGATCTTTGGCGACACGCCGAAGGACGAACGGGACGCCATCATCACGGCCTTCAAGCGGGGTGAAATCCGGGCGCTCGCCTCGATGGGCGTGCTGACCACCGGCTTCAATGCACCGGGGGTCGACCTGATCGCGCTTCTGCGCCCGACGCAATCGGCCGGGCTCTATGTGCAGATGATTGGGCGCGGCACCCGTCTCGCGCCGGACAAGCAAAACTGCATGGTGCTGGACTTCGCGGGCAATGTCCGCCGCCACGGGCCGATCGATCTGGTGCGGCCCCGGCGGCCGGGCGAGGCCGGTGGCGGTGAGGCCCCGACCAAGGTTTGCCCGGAATGCGACAGCATCATCGCGCTTGCGGCGACAGAATGCCCTGACTGCGGCTACGTCTTTCCAGCCCGGAAGGTGAAGATTGCCCCCACGGCGGCCACACTTCCCGTCCTGTCGTCGAAGGTCCAATGGCTGCCCGTGCAGGGGGTCTCCTACAGCCGGCATGACAAGCTGGGCGGGCTGCCCTCGCTGAAAGTAACCTATAGCTGCGGGCTGCAATCCTACAGCGAATGGGTCTGCATTGAGCACCAGGGCTATGCCCGGCAGAAAGCTGCAGACTGGTGGCGCAAGCGCGCCCCGGAGTGCCCGGTGCCGCTCAACGTCGATCAGGCCATCGCGGAAGCCGCGCGGCTTGCGCGCCCGAGCGAAATCTCGGTCCGTCCCTCGGGCCGCTATCTCGAAGTCTCCGGCCACAGGTTTGCCTCATGCGCCCAATCCACACCGGCCTCTGCGCCGTCTGCCACCGGCAACCTCGTGGGTTTGGCTGGTTCGACCGGGACTTCCGCGTCTCCGACCCGCGGCGCGATGCCAGCCGCAAGCACCTCTGCGGCAGGACCTGCCAGGACATCTGCCATGGGAGGAAGGGCATGATCGATTCCACCCCGAACGAGGCCGAGGCGATGACCGTCGGCGGGCAGATGGGCGGCGAGTATCTCGAGAGCATCGGGAAATCCGACCTCGCCACCCTCACCGAGACCGAATGGGACCGCTTCATCGATGCGGTCGTCACCGGATATTGCGACCACCTGCGCGAGCTTGCGGCCAGGGACCGCAAACGCCTCGACGCCATGATCCCCGAGGTGCCGTTCTGATGGCTGACACGTCCTTCATGGCGCGCTTCGGCGCGCGGCTCGTCACCAATGGTTATGCCATCCTGCCTATCGGCCCGGGCACGAAGAAGCCCGGCCGCTTTCGGCGGGAAGCATGGACGGATTATCCGGAGTGGAACCGCCATGCCGAGCGCGGTACCACCGAGGTGGAGGTTGCCACATGGTCGTCCTGGCCCGATTGCGGCATCGGGATTGTCGGTGGCGCAGTGGCGGGGGTTGATATCGACATTACCGAGGACGCGGAACTGGCTCTGCGGATCGAGCGGCTCGCCCGGGAACGTCTCGGTGACACGCCCGCCCTGCGCATTGGCCGGGCCCCGAAGCGCATGCTGGTCTATCGCACCAATGAGCCGTTCCGGGGCATCAAGCGCCATCCGCTGGAAGTGCTCTGCCTCGGGCAGCAGTTCCTCGCCTATGCCATCCACCCTGACACTGGCGCGCCCTACGCCTGGCCCGAGGAGGGGTTGGCGGACATCGACATCGCCGACCTTCCGGAAATCTCGGCCGAGGTGGCGCTTGCGTTTCTCGACGAGGCCTATGCCTTGCTGCCAGAAACCCTGCGGCAGCGCGGACTGGCTTCCAATGCACCAGCCGGTGACATCGCGCGCAGCCACAGTCAAATCGGTACGTTGCCCGCAATCGAGGCGGCGCTCGCCTGGCTGCCGAATGCGGAACTGGACTACGACAGCTGGATGCGGGTCGGCATGGCCCTGAAGGGCGCGCTTGGCGAGGCAGGCGCTGATCTCTTTGCCGACTGGTCTGCGCAGGCGGCCAAGGATATGCCCGCCACTACCAGGAGGGCCTGGGCCAGCTTCAAGCCCGACCGGATTGGGGCTGGCACGATCTATCATCTCGCGATGGAGCGTGGATGGCAGCCTGAACCCGACCTCCGCCTGGATGGCAGCCTGCCCGAGGACGGGGATCATCCCGCGGCGGGTCTGCTGGCGAGGCTGGATGTGACCGGAGCCATGGCATCTCCGGTACCGGCCGCGCCGCCATTCTCGCTGACCATCCCTGACGGGTTGGTGGGTGATCTGACGGATTACATGCTGACCACGGCGCGGCGGCCGCAGCCGCTCCTGTCGTTAGGGGCCAGCCTCTGCGCCATCGGCGCGCTTATGGGGCGGAATTACCGGACGGAGAGCAATCTGCGCTCGAACCTCTATGTCGTGGGCATCGCCGACAGCGGCTCGGGCAAGAATCACGCCCGAGAAATCATCAACGAGACCTTCTTCGAGGCGGGGCTGGCTCATCATCTCGGTGGCAACAAGATCGCCTCCGGCGCGGGGCTTCTGACAGCGCTGCACCGTCAGCCCGCGATCCTGTTCCAGATCGACGAGTTCGGCATGTTCCTGTCGGCTGCCGCAGACCGCAAGCGCAGCCCGCGCCACATCACCGAGATCCTCGACAACATGACCGAGCTTTACACCTCGGCTGGCGGGATCTTCCTCGGCGCGGAATATGCCAACCGGGACGGCACGAACGAGCGGCGCGACATCAACCAGCCCTGCCTGTGCGTCTACGGCACCACGACGCCCTTGCACTTCTGGGGCGCGCTGCAGGGGGCGAACGTGGTCGACGGCTCGCTGGCCCGTTTCCTGATCCTGCCCAGCGACGAGGACTACCCCGACGAGAATATCGCTGTGGGTATCCGGCAGGCCCCGCCCGCACTGATCCAGGGGCTGCAACTGATCGCGGCGGGCGGAGGCGGAAAGAAGGGCAACCTGACGGGCAAGACCGCCGATCAGAACACTGCCGTGAACCCGATGATCGTGCCGATGACCGAGGAGGCCCGGGCCCGGTTCCGCCAACTCAGCATTGAGCTGACCGAGGAATTGCGGGCAGCGGCAGGCACGGCCTTCACTGCAATCCTCGCCCGTATCGGGGAAAACGCCCTGAAGCTCGCGCTGATCGTGGCGGTGGGACGCGATCCGGCCCGGCCCACAATCGAGATCACGGCAGCGGAGTGGGCCATCGGCTTCGTGCGGCACTACGCCCAGCGGACCATAGAAGCGGTTGAGCGGCATGTCGCGGATACCGAGACCGAGGCCCACCTGAAGCGACTGAAGGAGATCATCCGTTCATCCGGGGCCAAGGGGATCACGAAATCCGAGATCACCCGGGCCTCGCAGTGGCTGAAATCGCGCGATCGCGACGAAATCCTGCTCACCCTGATCGAGAGTGGCGACATCACCACCGGCATGCGCGGGTCATCGACCAAGCAAGCCATGGTCTACAGGATGGCAAGGTGGGGTGGATGACCGGAGATTCTTCAAAGCCTCAAAAGGCGATCTTGAAGCAAGGGGGGGGTCAAGCCTATGCTATGAAAGAGAAAAGAGGGATCCTTCAAATCTTTCAATCTTTCAAGAGGACCCCTTATCCCTGCACGCGTGCGCGCGCGGTTTAATTTTAGGATAGAGGTACCTATTGAAATATTGAATAATTGAAAGATTATATATTATACATATAGGACAATCACTTAGGGGCGGAAATCTTTCAATCGACCCATCTGAAGGTTTTGAAGAATCTGCGGGGCGGCCTGCTCGCCCCGCGCCTGACATGACCAGACCACCCTTCGGGGCCTGGCGAGACCGCAGCCATCACCGGCCCGCCCTCCCGCCACGCTCGCTAAAGCGAAGAGGAGGTCTTGATGACCCAATCCGAAAACACCCCGCGCTGCATGCTGGCGCTCGATCTTGGCACTACGACAGGCTGGGCCCTGCGTCGCCATGACGGTCTGATCACGACGGGCACGGCCAGCTTCAAGCCCGGCCGCTATGATGGCGGCGGGATGCGCTACCTGCGCTTCACCAATTGGCTCACGGAACTCGACCGGTTGTCCGGCCCGATTTCGGCCATCTGGTTCGAGGAAGTTCGCCGCCACGCAGGAACTGACGCGGCTCATGTCTATGGCGGTCTGATGGCAACTTTGACCGCGTGGTGCGAACTGCGCGGCGTCCCCTATCAGGGCGTCCCGGTCGGTACGATCAAGCGCGATGCGACCGGCAAGGGCAATGCGCCCAAGGAGGCAATGATCGCAGCGGCCCGCGCCCGTGGGTTCAGCCCCGTCGACGACAACGAGGCCGATGCTATTGCGTTGCTGGTCTGGGCGATCGAGACGAATGGGGGTGTGGCATGAGGCTGTACCCCAAGGGCTACGGCGGCCAGCGCCGGGATCCCGAGCAGGTCAAACGGGACGGATGGCACGAGCAGCGCATGCTGGCCGTGTCGCTCGATGACCCACGCCTGACCTGGCCCGAGCGCGAACTCGTCCGCCAGTTGGGTGACAAGCTCTATGGCAAGCTTCCTCCGGTGAGGGAGGTGGGCCATGGCTGATCGTGTCTGGACCGCGGACGACGTCGCCGATCATTTCGAGGAGGCGTTCCGTACCCTGCGCAGGCTGCCGCCGGTGAAGGCGAAGGGCTATTTCAACACCTGGCCCGACATCGTGCGCACCAGCCGCGAGATCGCGGCGATGGAACCGCAACCGATGCGCGTCTGGCCCTCGGCCGCCGCGATCACCCGGCTCGAACAGACCTTCGACTGGGTGCTCTGGATCGAGGAAGCCGAGCGCAAGCTGGTCTGGTCGCGTGCCGCCCGCGTGCCGTGGAAGCAGATCGGTGGCGAGTTGGGAGTGGATCGTACCACTGCGTGGCGGAGGTGGCAGCTTACGCTGACGAAGATCGCAGCAAGGCTGAATGCTATGTGACTCCAATGTGTTGCAACACTTTTGTGTTCGACACATGCAACATGTCCGTGCTATCCGAAGGGCATGATGGGGAGAGTGCGTCGGGAGACGGCTCTCCCCATTTCGTTGTCGGAGTCCGCTGGACCCCGGTATCCAGCGAGAGTCCGGCTAGGGTCCACCCCGAGGCAGTTTCCGGTTCCTTCCGGGCGATATTCGTATGCTGGCGGGCGAAGCGCGGCACATCGCCAGCGACAGGGCCGGATTTTTGGGAAGCCACCCCCTCGGGAAGCCACCGCGCAACGTGAAATAATAACGCAATAACAGCGACTTGACTGATGGACTCCGGGGTGGATGCCCTGGACTCCTGAAGCCAGCCGGAAGCAGGTGGACTCCACCGAGCCGGCAGAAGCCCCCATCATCGACAGGATTCTTCATGACCCTCGCCTTCGCCCCCGAGCGGATCGAGCAATGGCCGCTTGCGCGCCTGCAGCCCTACGCGAAGAACGCCAAGCTGCACGGCGCCGACCAGGTCGCGAAGCTTGCCGCCAGCATGGCCGAGTTCGGATGGACGGTGCCTTGCCTTGTCGGCGAGGACGGCGAGTTGATCGCGGGCCACGGCCGGGTGCTGGCGGCGACGCAATTGGGGCTCACTGAGGCGCCCGTGATCGTGCTCGGGCATCTAACCGAGGCGCAGCGACGGGCGTATCGGATCGCGGACAATAAACTGACAGAACTTGGGAAGTGGGACGAGGCGCTGCTCTCGGCGGAACTGAACGACCTTCTGGCGGAGGATTTCGACCTGTCGCTGGTCGGCTTCTCCGACGGCGAGTTGGACAAGCTGCTGGCCTTCGTGCCGGAGGGGGACGGTGAAGAAGGTGGCACCGGGGGTTCCGTGCCGCCGGTGACCATCCCCGAGCCGCCGCGCAATCCGGCCTCCCGGATCGGCGATCTCTGGATACTCGGGGACCATCGGCTGCTCTGCGGCGACAGCACAAGCGCGGCCGATGTGCGCCGTCTGATGAACGGCGAGCGGGCGATCCTGTTCGCCACCGACCCGCCGTATCTCGTGGACTATGACGGCTCGAACCACCCGACGCGAAACAAGGACTGGTCGGCGTCCTACGGCACGACATGGGACGACAGTTCGCAGGGCGCCGAGCTCTACGACGGCTTCATCGCCGCCGCCGTCGCCGAGGCCATCGCCGAGGATGCGGCCTGGTATTGCTGGCACGCCTCTCGCCGCCAGGCGATGCTGGAAGCCTGCTGGGAAAAGGCCGGCGCCTTCGTCCATCAGCAGATCATCTGGGTGAAGGACCGCGGAGTTCTGACCCGGTCGCACTACCTCTGGAAGCACGAGCCCTGCTTCATGGGCTGGCGGCGTCCGAACCGGCCGCCCAAGGTCGCCGAGGAAACGCTGCCGTCGACTTGGGCGCTGCCCAGCTTTGCCAAGGATGACCGGCCAGACCACCCGACGCCGAAGCCGCTCGACGCCTTCGGCATCCCGATGCGGCAGCATGTGGCGCGCGGCGGGCTCTGCTACGAGCCCTTCTCGGGGTCAGGGTCGCAGATCATGGCGGGCGAGGCCAATGGCCGCCGCGTCTTCGCGATGGAAATCAGCCCGGCCTATGTCGATGTGGCCGTGGAACGCTGGCAGGCCGAGACCGGCAAGGAGGCGATCCTCGACAGCGATGGCCGGACCTTCGCGCAGGTGAGGGCCGAGCGGCTTGGCGGCGATGCCGACGCCCCGGCCGATCCCCCGGCAACGAACGCCGCCCCCGAATCCGCGCGAAAGCGCAAGACCGCCGCGTGACATGCATGACCTGGCTTTACCTTCCTCCGGAGACACTTCCCGGGCCGGAGATGCATGCCTTTTCGGCCTCTCCCTCTGCTCCGGCGCGGGCGGTCTCGACCTCGGACTCACCATCGCCATCCCCGGATATCGAACTGTGGGCCATGTCGAACGGGAGACCTTCGCCGCAGCCACTCTCGTGGCGCGGATGGAGGACGCGTCCCTGGATCGCGCGCCTGTCTGGGACGACGTTGGAACCTTCGACGGCCGCCCGTGGCGCGGAGCGGTGGACATCGTCACTGCGGGCTATCCGTGCCAGCCGTTCTCTGTCGCGGGCAAGCGCCGGGGCGCGGATGACCCGCGACACCTCTGGCCCCATGTCGCCCGCATCATCGGTGATGTCGAACCGCCCTTCGTCTTCCTCGAGAATGTCGCCCATCATCTCCGCCTCGGCTTCCCCGAAGTCGCCAGCGGACTGGTCGGCATGGGCTACCGCCTTGCGGCAGGCCTCTTCACGGCGGCGGAAGTCGGCGCGCCCCACAAGCGCGAGCGGCTCTTCATCCTCGCCATCCGCGAAGGGGACGAGCTGGCCGACCCCGCGCGCCTGCTCTGGCACCCGGTCGAGTGGCGGGAACCGGACGGAACTGCTGCGGCTCTGGCCGACGCCGAGGGCCAGCGCCAACGAGAACCGGCAGACAAAGCCGACACCCTCGCAGGAAGCCGGTCAGCACGGGATGAACCTCGCGACGACGGCAGCGCTCTGGCCGACGCCGATGGCGAACGATGGCTGCAAGCCGAGTGCTGGCAACCGCCGCTCAGCCGACCTGACCCATTCGGCGGGACTGTGGATGACGCCGACGGCCCGCGACCACAAGGACGGTGCGACGAGCCTTGCGAACACGCCGGTGAACGGCCTGCTTGGCCGCCAGGTCCTGGTGATGCCGATGGTTGGGCGCGATACCTCCGATGCGCGCCGAACCTTGAACCCGCTGTTCGTCGAGGCGCTGATGGGCTGGCCCACCGGGTGGACCGACTTCGGCTCTGTGGCAACGGAGTGGTCCCGCTGGTTGCGGCGCATGCGCTGCGAACTTTGGCGGTTGAACTTCTGGCCGATGGATGAGGTAGCGGGATGAAGCAGTCGCGCGCCATGTCGCTGGTCGAAGCCGTCGCCAACGTGATTGTCGGCTACGGAGTCGCGGTCGCAACGCAGATCCTGATCTTTCCGATCTTCGGGCTACACACGACCGTGGCGCAGAACCTAAAGTTGGGCGCCATCTTCACGGTCGTGTCGATAGCGCGTTCATTCACGTTGCGGCGGGTCTTCGAGGCGATCCGGATGCGCAACGCCAAATGATCGACCGCCGCCCCGGAGGGACGGCGGCCATCAACTCGTCGGGGTCCGGTGCGTCAGGCGGCAGGGAGTTTGTACACGCGCCCCCGATTCTCGACCTTCTGCGAGGTCACATCGAGCCCGAGCTTGTTCTTCAGCGCGCCAGCAAGCGCGCCTCTCACCGTGTGCGGTCTCCAGTCCAAGGCCGCGACGATCTCCTCGATGGTCGCGCCGTCCGGCGCGCGCAGCATGGCGATCAGGGTCGCCTGCTTGGTGCCCTCGCGCGGCGTGCGCGTCTTGGACGCGGACTCGGTCTCGGTGGCGGTGTCCGGCGCGGGCTGCGCGGTCAGCGCCTCCGTC